TGCAGGAATACCGTTTTGACGGGTCCAAATAGCCATGTCGTAATGCTTCTGACGATCATTACCCCATTGAATATCTACTGCCGCACCACGGCCGTGATCGCCCGTTGGGTTACTGCCGCCGGGGCCGCGGAACCCACTATTGAGCGTGAATCCGCCTTTGCCTCCGTCTATATAAGCATCGAGTATATTAGTTGCTATCCAGCTTAATCCTGCTATAATCTGATCAACACTTAATCCGTTCTGTGGAACTATATTGTGTTTAAAGATAGCAGCGTTACTAAGTTGACCTAATGTAAAATGTTTAGATATCTTAGCACCGTATGGAATCTGTCCGTTTATTTGCCCCTGTAACACAGCAGGCTTTGCAGGAACCTCAGATCCGTTACGAGGTTGTAATTCTGCATCTGAGGGTTTTGTTGTAGCTGTTCTACTTCTATCTTCTGCTTCATTCATATAACCTGGACGCTGCATTCTGGGAGGTACTGCACTGCTTATCTGGTTTGACAAGTTTGGAGGTAATAATCCTGCTAACTGACTACGTGGAATTATATTTTCAGCTAATCCTACGCTTTGTAACTGTTGTGTTAATCCAGAAAGCGCACCGACATTTCCTAAAGATAAGTTTGTTGGTAATACTGGAACTCTACCACTGACTAACGATCCTACTATCGATCCAAGAGGATTATTAGCCATACTTGCTGCTGATCCTAACACACCAGTAGGTATGCCAACAGGTACTCCTGCATTTCTCAATGCCACATTTGCTGCAAGTCCTAATACCTGAGATGAAACTGGTATACCTGCTACATTCTTATTAAGTGCAACATTTGAAACGATACCGACGACATTTGAAATAACTGCTGCTGTAGCTGGGCTACTACCAAATACGTTACTTGCTACATTACCAGCGACTGATCCAATCGATCTACTCAATAATGCATTACCAAACGTCGTTGCTATATTAACTGGAATAGCACCACTCCCGGATGCTCTTGATAGTGCTTGAGCTCCTAATACTCCAGTCATACCAGACACAGCATTGATGCCACCTACTGATCGTAAACTTTGACTCGCAAGTGCGCCCAATGCTGCTCCACCAACTAATTGTGTTAATCCACCCAAGCTCACTGGACCCTTAGACACTACTCCTGCTATAACACCTAACGGTAATAGGGTTTTAAATACAGGTGGCAATAATGAAGTAAATTTACTCAGTGCAGCTTTTGGTATATCGAACAGTATAGCTTCCATTCCAGGAACTACTGCTCTCGAATCTCTAATCGCACCTATAGGAGCCACAGTTCCATTTACAGGCATACTTGGGCTTTGTTTAGCACCATCAGATGCTTCGTCGTTGTTTCCTGACGTACCCATAGTTTTCATGGCAGTTTGTACATTATGTGCTGCTGTTCTTGCTTCAGGAGGGACAACTGCCATTGGTGTTCCTGCTGCTTTTTGTATAAGATCCATCGGACGAGCCGGCGGTTGTTCTGTAACAGATTTTCCATTAATAGATACAGTGGAAGGTAACCCAGTATTGGCAGCGGCCGATGCTGCTAAGTTTTTAGCATAAGCACCCGCATCGTTTACTTTGTCACCGATATTTAAAACTGTAGAAACTTGCCCGCCTGCTGTTTTAGCTGCATTAACAAGATTTGATACATTGATCGAATTTGATAAAGATGTAATAGCAGTTGGACTAAGACCGCCGCTTAACTTACTTGCCAATCCGCTTATATTTCCAGCTGACGCAAGTGCTTGTGCTGCTCCGCCTACATTTGGTAGACTGTTAAATACGCTGGAGAATTGCCCCGAAGGTATAGAATTTAAAGTTTTAGATAAATCCCCAGAAGCGACATTTTTTGCTGCATCAGTCGCAGCACTAAATGCTTCACCCTTGGCTGTTAGCCCACCTAACGAACTGCTTACTGAGCTGCCTAAATTTCCTATATCGCTCGAAGCACCGCTGTCGGGCATTGACGTCAATGCTTCCATGCTGGCATTTTCGCTCGCTCGGAAATTTTGTCCAGTTGTTGTAGTACCTAAATTACCTGCATCCGACGAAGCACCGTTATCGGACATAGAGTCCATTGCTGCCATACTGGCATTTTCGCTTGCACGATAATTCGGATCAGGAGCCACTGGGGCATCACGACCGTAGCTGCTGGTACTAAATGCTGATTTTCCTTCTGGATTAGGATTCGTCTTATCAAACGTAATAGTATTGCCCATATCATCAGTTATGGTCATCATATTTGATTGGGCAGTAGTAGCGTCTGCTGCTGCTTCGGATCGTAATGCAGCCGATGCTACTTGTTGAGCTTGCTTGTTTTCAATCTCTCTATGTATTTGTTCGATATTGTCAACCATACCAATATTTATCATAAATATTGCATGGCAGGTTTATGGGCAGTACAAGGCGACGGCGATAGCCACGGTGGTGGTGCATTAAATGCTGACGCTGACTCGGCTCCACACACTGTTTTTATTAATGGCCGGCCTGTAGTAGTTAATCTAAGCCATGCTGCTCCTGATAGCTTATGCGAAATAGTAGGACCTCCGCATTGTGATCCATTTACTACATCAGGAAGTTCAACTGTAACCTGTTACGGAAAACCGGCACATAGAAACGGCGATAGCCGCGTTTGTGGCGCGACTACCGTAGTTACTCATCAAACAACTGTGTTTATTGGTTAGAACAATTTACCCAACGCACTTGCCGTTGCTGGTTGTATACCAGTTATACCTTTAATATATTGATTAGCTGTCTGTTTATCAGTTAATGCAGATGCTATTACCGCAGTCTTAGGTATATCTATATTTCCTTCAATTTCAGCAGTGAATAAAAATGGAGTCATCGCGACACCATTTGCTGTAACAGATAATACCAGTGGTTTATATACTTTATAAGCAAACGCACTATCTTCGGTCATGCGGGTAATGACTTCTTCGCCTGTAACTAATTTTAATGTGTATATTTCGCCTTGTTTGATTTTTTCTAATATCATGATGCTTCTCGTTGTGTTATAATTTCTCTTAGTACTGCTGGATCTTGTTTAGATAATCCAGTATAACCGCCTTCAACTAATAGACTATTTTCAAAATATATCTGAGGAACTGTCTTATGTCCTTGTTCTTTTATAAATGCCAATGCAGCCTCATCGGCTAATACATCTATAGTTTCGTATGCGATATTGTTTTTTTCGAACCATATTTTAGCACGATCGCAATACGGGCAGTTTGGTTTTGAATAAAGTGTAATCATTTTCTTTCCTTTATAGAGAAAAGCCTGCGAAGCTCTTCTCATCAACATCTTGTTTAGTGCCGCCATTTACATAGCTGCTTAGTTCAACTTCTTGAGGGGCCACCTGTACTTCAGCACCTGCAATCCACTTCTGTGTCCACGGTAATGGATTAGTCTTATTAGGATATTGCTGTCCAAGCCCTACAGCCTGCATACGCTTGTTGGCGATGAATTCTACATATTCAGCAAGCAGTTGATAGTTAAGTCCTATCATACTTCCGTCTTTGAATAGATATTCTGCCCATTTCTTTTCCTGCTGTACTGCTTCGTCGAACAGTTTAATCGCTTCATCACGACATTCGATTTCGATACGAGCATAGTCGGGATCATCTTTAGGAAGAATTTTAAGAAGAGTCTGTGTACTTGCTAAGTGTAGATTTTCATCACGTGCGATAAACTTAATAATCTTAGCATTACCTTCCATCTTCTTAACTTCAGCAAATGCCCAACTGCAAGCAAAGCTAACATAGAAACGAACGCCTTCAAGAATGTTGACACTCATTAAGCAAAGCCATAGGGCCTTCTTGTGTTCATACTCATTACCTTTATATGCTTCTGGATCATGTGCCATCATGTTATTAAAGTTAATAAGTCTGTCATACCACATACTAATATCGCTGGCGCAGTCTACGATTTCACCAATGTCCATCATCTCATCAAAAATCTTTGATGGATTAGAATAGACATTACGGATGATATGTGTATATGAACGGCTATGGATAGTTTCACTGAACGTCCAAGTAACGATCCAGCTTTCAAATTCTGGTAAAGAGCATACAGGACCAAATGCAACCATAGG